GCTCTATGTGTTTCCCGTCAAGTTATTCCACGGGGGTAGGTCATGGGTAAACGCGGACCGGCTCCGGCTCCGACCGAAATCAAGATCGCTCGCGGCACGCTTCGCAAGCGAAATAAGGCCGAGCCCAAGCCGCCGGCCGGCAGCATCAAGATGCCGAAGCATCTCGGGAAGGTCGCCGCCGCCCGCTGGCGGGAACTCCTGCCGCTGCTCCAGGGCGTGCGGGTCATGACCGACGCAGACGTCGAGGCTCTCGCCCGCTACTGCGACACCTACGAGTGGTGGCTTGCCACCCGTGCGATTCTCAAGGAGCAAGGCTGCACGTACCCGATCCTCAACGACGGCGGTGAGGTGAAGTACATCGCCCAGCGTCCCGAGGTGTCCATTGCCCACAAGCTCGCTCAGCAGCTCCGCCAGCTCGAGCAGGACTTCGGGCTCAACCCGTCCGCGAGGACGTCGCTCCATGTCGAGCCGCCGACGACGCACGACGCCGACGAAGCCGCAATCCTGTTCGGCTGAAGAGCCGTGCGGCAAGTGCTCGTCATGTCGGGCCGTGCTCTTCTTCGAGACCTTCTTCACGCACGCCAAGGGCGAGAAGGGCGGACAGCCGTTCAAGCTCGAACCCTGGCAGCGTGACTACGTGCGTGCTCTTTTCGCTAAGGAAGGCGAGCGTCGCAAGGTCCGCACGTCGTTCCTGGCAGTGCCACGCAAGAACGGCAAGAGCACGATGTGTGCTGGGCTGGCTCTCAAGCTCTTGATGGAGGACGAGCCCGGCAGCGAGGTCTACTCGTGTGCGGCCTCACGTGACCAAGCACGGCTGGTGTTCGACACCGCACGCATTGCCGTCGAGCAGTCGCCGGTGCTCTCTAAGCACTTGAAGGTGTACCGCTCTGCCATTGTCCGTGAGGCGACACACGCCACCTACAAGGCACTCTCTGCCGAGGCCGGCATCCAGCACGGCTTGAATCCTCACGGAGTCATCTTCGACGAGCTGCACGCTCAGCCAAATCGTGAGCTCGTCGATGTGATGGCAACGAGCATGGGTGCTCGAGCACGTCCGCTGATGGTCTACATCACGACGGCCGGCTTCGACCGCAGGAGCATCTGTTGGGAGATTTGGAAGTACGCCGAGGCGGTTGCCGCTGGTGCTATCAAGGACGAGCACTTCCTGCCGGCGATCTACGCCGCAGACCCCAAGGCGGATTGGAAGGACGAAGCGACGTGGCGAGCCGCAAACCCAAACCTCGGGGTCAGCGTCAAGCTCGACTTTCTACGCAGCGAGTGCGCCCGCGCAGTCGAGATGCCCGCGTATCAAAACACTTTTCGCCAACTTTATTTGAACCAGTGGACGGAGCAAGACACGAGGTGGCTTCGGATGGATCACTGGGCACAGGGGAACGTGCCCTGCCCCGTCAGCCTCGAAGGACGGGGATGCTTCGCTGGCCTCGACCTTGCGACGACCTTTGACACGACAGCCTTTGTGCTGCTGTTTCCGCTCGACGACGGCACCTTCTGGGTTGAGCCGCACTTCTGGATTCCAGAGCAAAACGCCCACCAACGTGAGCACCGAGACAAGGTGCCGTACCTCACGTGGCACCGCCAAGGGCATTTGCACATGACCGAGGGCAACGTCACGGACTTCGACAAGGTGCGGGCCGACATCAACGAGCTCGCCAAGAAGTACCAGATACGTGGCGTCGGTCTCGACCCATGGAACTCGGCACAGCTCGGGCAACAACTGCAAGGGGACGGGCTGCCGATGGAACAATACCGCCAGGGCTACGGCTCGCTCTCGGCACCGTCGAAACAGCTCGAGAACCTCGTCGTGAGTGGCAAGGTGCTGCACGGCGGTCATCCGGTGCTGACGTGGCAAGCCGGCAACGTGGCGATACAGACGGACTCAGCGGCAGGGAACATCAAGCCGAGTAAAGCCCGGAGCCATGAAAGAATCGACTCGATAGTCTCGCTGGTGATGGCACTCGGCCTTTGGCAGAAGGCGACGGCACCACCACCCGAGCAGTCCTGGGACATCACGGTGATATGAGCACGGAACTGAGCGATTACCGCATGGCCGAGCTGCGGAGCGTCGACTGGGCGAGCTACGGCGGCAACCGGACGCCGAGCGGCATCCGAGTTAACGCCGAGAACTCAATGGCGTGCTCGGCCTACACGGCGTGTATCCGTGTCATCAGCGACGCTGTCAGCTCGCTGCCGCTGCACGTGTACGAGCGGCTCGCCAACGGCGGCAAGCGAGCGGCCCCGGATAATCCGGTGTATCGGCTTCTGCACCAACAGCCAAACCCGTGGCAGACCGCTCAGGAGTTCCGCGATTGGATGACCGGCATGTATCTGCACTACGGTGCCAGCTACGCCGAGATCCGGCCTGGTCTGCGAGGGGCGGTGTCGGAGCTCTGGCCGCTGCATTCGTCACGCATGGAAGTCGAGCGGCTGGAAAACGGCTCTCTGCGGTATGTCTACCGCGAGCCAGACGGCAGAAAGACCGTCTACAACCAGGAACGCATCTTCTGTCTGCGGTTCACAACCGAGGACGGCGTCACGCCCATCCCGACATACAAGCTCTTTGCTAACGTCCTCGGGCTCGCACAAGCCCTGGAGACGCACGCGAGCACCTACTTTGGCAACGGTGCCAGGCCGGGCATCGTGCTTGAGTCGGACAACCCGATTCCCGTCGAGGCGGCTGAGCGGCTCCGCGAGCAGTGGGAGCGCATGCACCGTGGTAGTGACCGTGCATTCCGCACAGCGGTGCTGCCCAATGGCGTAAAGGCTCACGAGCTCTCGGGCTCGAACGAGTCGGCACAGATGCTTGAGAGCCGGCAGTTCTCGGTCATTGAGATTTGCCGTGTGTTCCGCGTACCGCCGCACATGATTCAGGATCTGACCCGCAGCACCTACAGCAACATTGAGGTGCAAGGCACCGAGTTCGTCCAGCATTGTTTGCTGCCGCATCTCAAGCGATGGGAAGCCGCCATCTCTCGCGACCTTATCGTTGACGACGAAAGGTACTTTGCTGAGCACAGCGTCAGCGGCTTGCTCCGTGGCGACCACGCCAGCCGAGCCGCGTACTACGTCTCTGCACTGCAAAACGGCTGGATGACGATCAACGAGGTGCGGCAGCTTGAGAACCTCAACCCCATCGGCGAGGAAGGCGACATGCACTTCGTCCCGATGAACATGCAGACGCTCGAGCAAATGGCCGAGGAGCCAGAGCCGCCGCCGATGCCCGAGCCGCCAGAGGATGAGCCGGTCGACGATCCGCCCGAGGAGCCGCCGGCAGACGAGCCCGACGACACACCAGAGGAGACCGAAACCGATGGAGATTGAACGCCGCGACATGGAGTTTGTCGAGGACGACGAGCTCATCATTGAGAGCCGGGCCAACGGCCAGGCCGCCATTGTTGGCTACGCTGCTGTCTACAACCGGCTCAGTCTTGACCTCGGTGGCTTCCGTGAGGAAATCCTTCCGGGTGCGTTTGACCGCATCGTTAACCGACAGCGAGGCAAAGCCGACGTCGTCGCTCTGTTCAACCACGACAGCAACATCGTGCTCGGCAGGACGTCGAGCGGAACGCTTGAGCTGTCGACTGACGACAAGGGGCTTCGCTACGTGGTCACGCCTCCGGTGAGCCGACAGGACATCGTGGAGCTCGTGCAGCGACGCGACGTGCGAGGTAGCTCGTTTGCGTTCACCGTCGACAAGAACGGCGAGAGCTTCCGCACTGCCGAGGACGGCAAAGCCATCCGGCAGATCCGCGAGGTCAGCGGGCTCTACGACGTCGGCCCGGTGCTGCAGCCGGCGTACCCTTCAAGCTCAGCAGCCGTCGCCATGCGTGGCTTTCAAGCATGGCTACAACAGCAGCAGCCCGAGGCTATCGCTCGTCGCTCACTCGTCGAAGACGCAGCGGTCGCCATGTCTCTCAGGCTTCGCAATGTCTGACCGTCGATGCGACAAGTGCGGAGGGCAGCTCCGCGTCGAAAGCTCGCACCAGTACGGTGCTGAGCAACTGCGTTACATGCGGTGTCACAAGTGCGGCCACAAGTGCCGCAAGCTCGTTCCCGCCTCCAACGTGTTCCGCCGTGCTACTACGGTAGTAGGAACACGCCGGCCATAACTGCAAGGGTCCACGTCGCAACTCCTAGCGTGCGGGTATCGCACACGCGGCATACCGCCGCTGCCAGGAGATGCAAGCATGGACACGCTGAAGAAGCTGCAGGACGAGGCGGCCGAAATCGCCAACCGAATCGACGCCGTGCGGGCTGTCGAGAGCGAGAACGACGCCGACATCGCTGCACGTGACATGGAGCTCCAGGGGCTCGTGTCGCGTGCCGAGAAGGTCGCCAGCCGCATCGACTTCGAGAAGAAGGTTGCTGACGCTGGCGTCAACCTCCGCAGCGTGGTCGACCGCTGTGCTCCCGCTCCCGAAGCGGTTGCCGAAGAGCGTGGCGAAACCCGCATCGAGCCCGTCCGCTACGGTCGCCGGCTGCGAGCGTTCACCAACGCCGAGGACGCCTACCGCGTGGGCCAGTGGCTCGCCGGCACGTTCCTGGGTGACGCCAACGCAAAGCGGTGGTGCCAGGATCACGGCGTCGAAGCCCGTGCGATGGGCGAAGGAACGATGGCTGCCGGCGGCTTCGCCGTGCCAGAGGAGATGTCGTCTCAGGTCGTGAGATTGGTCGAAACCTACGGGGTCGCCCCATCGGTGATGCAGAACATCACGATGGCGAGCGACACGCTGCTCGTGCCGAAGCGGCTGACCGGTGTCACCGGCTACTGGATCGGCGAGAACAGCGAGCTAACGACCAGCGACCCGACCGGCACCCAGGTGCAGCTCGTGGCGAAAAAGCTGGCATGCGGCACGAGGGTAGCGAACGAGCTGCTCAGTGACTCGGTCATCTCCATCGCCGACTGGCTCGTGCAGGAGTTCAGCTTGGAGCTTGCCAAGAAGATCGACGAGGCCGCGTTCAACGGCACCGGCACCTCGAGCTTCGGCGGCATCCAGGGCATCGTCACCAAGATCGACGACGGCACGCACACTGCGAGCGTGGTCGATGCCGCCGCCAACAACGACTCCTTCGAGGAGCTCGACGTTGCGGACTTCAGCAAGGCTCTCGGCAAGCTGCCTCGCTACGCCCTTGGCGGTGCCGCGTGGTACATCTCGCCGGCTGGCTACCATGCCTCCATCGAGCGGCTGCAGCTCGCCATCGGCGGCAACACGGCCGGCGACCTGGCGACCGGTGGCCTGCCTCGGTTCCTGGGTCTGCCCGTCGTGCAGGTGCTCGTCATGGACAGCACGCTCGGTGCCGACGCTGGCAAGGTCAAGGTGCTCGTGGGTGACGCGGCTCTCGCCGGCATCTACGGCATCCGCGACGCCGTCAACGTCCGCAGCACCGTGGACGAGTACGCCCGCTTCGACCAGACCGCCTGGTACGCCACGGTCCGAGTGGATGCCAACTGGCACTCGCTCGGAGACAACAGCGAAGCCGGTCCGATGGTCGCCCTCAAGAGCAAGTCCTGAGCATAGGAGATTCCTGACAATGAATGCGTTCGACATCTCGCGAAGTGCGACAAAGATCGGCACCGGTGACACGGCGACCACCGCCACGCACCAGCACAGCATCGACACGCTCGGCTTCGACTATGCGTCCATCGACGTCATCTTCGAGCCGGTCGTTGCCGCGGGCACCAACTCGGCTGTCGCCATCGCTCTCAAGCTGCAGGAAGGCGACACGACCGCGAGCTACTCCGACATCACCGCTTTCGTCGGTGGTGGCTCGGGCGGGTTCACGATTCCGACGCCGGCCGACACGGACACGACCAATGTGGTGCGGTTCGACGTCGACATGCGTGGTAGGAAGCGATACCTCAACGTGTACGCCACGCCGAATGCTGCAAGCGTCGTTGCCAGCAACGCACGCCTCGGCAAGCCCGAAGAGGGGCCGACGACGGCTGCCGGCAAGGGTGTGCTCGGTGCGGTCAGCGGCTGACGCTTGACACCATCGGCAACATGAGCCAAGGACGGCGGGCACGGATGCCCAATCCGGCCCGCCGTTTCCTTTGGAGTGCCGCTGCATGCAAGTCACGGTCGGAAACACGCAAGTCGACGTGCGAGTCGAGGCTGTCATGAGCGTGCCTCGGCTCGGCTTCATGGACAACTTCTACACGTGGGCTCAGGCTTTGATGCCGCTTGGCATCCGGCCAACGAAGGTGACGGGAGCCTTCTGGGGCCAGTGCCTTCAGCGTGTGATGGAGCAGTTTGTAGACGAGGCGGAATACATCCTGACCATCGACTACGACACGTTCTTCACCCAAGCCGACCTGGAGCATCTGCTGGCTCTGGCGATGACGTTTCAGTGTGATGCCATCACCGGGCTGCAGACGAAGCGGGAGGACGGTCGCCCGATGCTGACGCTCAAGGGACAGCTCGACGACCCGCCGGCCGAAGGCTCCACGAGCGTGCCTCGTGAGTGGTTTGCGGCTCCCGTGCAGGAGGTCGACACCGCTCACTTTGGCTGCACGTTCATTAGCACGGCTTCCCTAAAGAGAACGCCGAAGCCTTGGTTTCTCGGTGTGCCCAACGACGACGGGCTCTGGGAGCACGGCCGAGTGGACGACGACATCTACTTCTGGCGGCAGTTCAAGAAGGCTGGCAACCGTCTCTATGTGTCGCCTCGCGTCATTCTCGGTCACGGCGAGTACATGGTCACGTGGCCGGGTGCTGCGTTGCAGAAGCCGGTGCATCAGCACGCCACGGACTTCTGCCAGACGATGAAACATCCCGAGGGAGTCTGGAAGGTGCCCACATGATGCGTGTCAGATTCGTGAAGAGCTTCCGCACGTACTCGCGAGGCCAGGTCGTCGAGCTCGGCGGCGGTGAAGCAAACGTGCTGCTTGCCAGAAAGATTGTCGTTCCCGACGAACGCCCGCTGCTGGTGGAGACCGCCACGGCCGAGCCAGAGGCCCGCACAGCCGATATCACGCCACAGCGACGGAGACGCGGCCGATGAGATATCGCAGCCTAGAGCGTGTCACAGAGCCAGCCGTGGAGCCCGTGACGCTCACGGAGGCGAAGCAGCACCTTCGCGTGGACACCAGCGACGACGACACCTACATCACCGGTCTGATTACGGCAGCTCGTCAGTGGGTCGAAGAGTACCTAGACCGGTCGCTGGTCTCGACGCAGTGGCGGATGCGAGTCGACACGTTCCCGCTGGAGTTCACACTGCCACGTCCTCCGATGGCAACAAGTGGCACGCTCACCAGCACGACGGTCACGTACACACTGACGCCGACCTCGACCAACACGGCGACGCTTACGACGACCACGCTCTCGACCACCACCTACCGCGTTGACAGGGAAGCGACGCCGGGCAAGATCCGCACCATCTACGGCGGCACGTGGCCGAGTCACCTCGCAGATCCGAATGCCATCACGGTGACATGGTGGGGTGGCTACGGCAGCTCAAGCACGGACGTGCCTCGGGCCATCCGGCACGCTTGCCTCATGCTCATCGGGCACCTCTACGAGCGACGGCTTGCGGCTGACAGCATGGCCAGCAACGAGGTGCCCTTCGGCGTCAAGGCACTCCTCGACTCGCAGAAGTGGGGCAGCTACCGATGATCCGCCCCGGCGAGATGCGCGAGCGTGTGACGGTGCAGGTGGCGAGCCAGACGACGAACACGCTGGGCGAGGCCACGTTCGCGTGGACCGACTCCACGACCGTGTGGGCGAGCGTCACCGGCGTCAGTGCAGCGGAGGCACTCCAGAACGGGCAGCAGGACACGACCATCACGCACCGGGTGCGGCTGCGGTATCTCTCGGGGCTCACCAGCCGCGACCGGTTCAAGTGGCGGGACAGGACGCTGGCGATTGTGTCGTTGCTCGAGTTCGCCAACCGCAGCGAGCACGTGGCCGTGTGCGAGGAGCAAGTCTGATGGCACGTCTTGTCAAAGGCACGGTTGTTGAGTTTGAAGACTTGAAGAGGCTTGGGAACGAGCTTCTTGACTTTCCAAAGTCGACGCGGCGGAAGTATTTCCGTGCGGCATTCAATGCAGCCGCCAAAGTTGGCGTGGCAAAGCTCAAGCAAATCACGCCAAAAGGTCCGACCGGAAACCTCAAGAAGTTCACGGCCATCAAGGCAACATCTGGATACGGCCTCGCTGGCTACAAGCGAGGCCCGCGACGCTCAAAAAAGAACGAAGACTCGGCAAGTGGCTACCACGCTTCTTTGCTGGAGTTTGGAACCAAGCCACGAAAAACAAAGGGCCGCATTGCGTCGACCTTCGGAAACAAAGGCAAAGGCCGTGGCGGTGCCATGCGGATTGTGGTGGCCAAGCGTGGCAAGTTTGCCGGAATGACAAGGACCAAGAGCCCGGCGTTTCCGAAGTCGTTTTTCAAGTCGGCAGTTGCAGGACAGAAAGTTCAGCTTGGCCGCATGCCAGTTGGCGGGCGGCTTGGTAAGCCGCCGGTCAAAACAGCTTTCGAGCAAGCTCGTAGCGGCATTGCTACCGTCCTTCGGGAGCAAGCAGCGACTGCCTACGAGCGTGCCAGCAAAGACCTTGCCCGCAACTTCCCGCCGAAAGGCACGACATGAGCTTCAAGTCACCGGAAGCAGTCCTGCGTTCCGCCCTTATCGCCGACGCTGGCGTCAACGCCCTCATCGGCTCGCGGATCTACCCCCTGCTCGCCCCGGCTTCGACGTCGCTACCGTTCGTCGTGTGGCGTCGCAGCGGCATCAACCGAGAGCAGACGCTGGGTCCGCCGATGGGCGTTCCACGGGTCAGCGTGGAGTACACCATTTTCGCCACGACCTACTATTCCGCTCGCAACGTCGCCGACGCCATGCGGCGGGCTCTGGATGGGTACGGAGGCATTCTCGACAATGTAGAGGTAAAGCAATCGAGCCTTGAGGACGAGTCTGACGACCTGGCAACGCTCGAGGGCTCCGAGACACCAGACGCCTACAGCGTGACACAGACCTACGACGTTATGTGGCAGGAGACTTAAATGGCGACGACGCCTCATGATTCCAGCGGCACGCTGATTGTGTTCGGCGGCACCACGTTTACGGTCACGAGCTTTACGCTCAACTTCTCCGACGTCAGCGGCAACACTGACCGCATCGACGTGAGCCACCTCGGTCAGTCGACCGGCTCGACGATCCTGACGGTCAAGCGTCCGCTCGTTGGCTCGGCCACGGGTGAAACCGGCAAGGAAGTCAGCTTTGACTACATCGGCACCACGCAGCTCACTGGCGGCACGACCGGCACGTTCACCATTACGGGTGGCACGTCGCTCACCGGCGCGGCAACTGTCGTCAGCAGCTCGCTCACGCTGGCGGTCAACGACGTCGTGCGGGGCAGTGTCACAATCCGAGTGGCATGATGCCGGGAGGCCGGCATGGCAGCGTATTCGACCGGGCTCACGGTGACGTGGAACTCAGTCGCCTTCACTGAGGTGACACAGCTCGCATGGGGCTCCGGCGGCTCTCGCCAGGGACGCTCGACGGCCTGGAGCTCCGAGCAAGGCAGCGTGTCTGTCACGTGCCTCGGCACGCACAACGTCAGCCGCACCAACTTCGGCACACGTGCTGTGCTGACCATCTCCGGCGGCGGCTCGGACTTGACGAGCTATGCAGCATGGGAGTCGGTGGCAGTGGCACCGGAAATAAACGGAGTCACTCGATACACCGTGACACTCAAGCTTCTGGACGACACTTGATATGGCACTGACCAAAGACCAGATTCTCGCCGCTGATGACATGGGGCTCCTTGAGGTCAAGGTGCCCGAGTGGGGTGGCAGCGTATTCGTGCGAGTGATGAGCGTCGGCGAGCGAGACAGCTACGAAAACGAGTGGATGGTCAACAAGGCCACCGGTGTTGCCAACTTCCGCAGCAAGTTCTTGCAGCGTGTGCTCTGCAGCGAAAAGGGCGATCTGCTGTTCTCACGTGACGAGGTCGAGAAGCTCGCCGCCAAGAGTGCCCGTGCCATCACTCGCGTGTGGGAAGCGGCGATGCGGCACAACAACCTTTCCGACAGCGACGTTGAGGAGCTCGCAAAAAACTGAACTTGCGGCCGGCGAGGCTCTTTCTGTTTCGCTTGGCCGCAACGCTCGGCATGACAGTGAGAGAGCTATGCACGCGAATGGACTCCAGGGAGCTTGCCGAGTGGATGGCCGTGCACAGGTTCTTCATGCCATTGGCGGACTCGTGGCACCAGACCGGCATCTTGGCGTCCGCCGCGTTAGCTCCCTACTCGCCCAAAGGGCGACCGCCCAAGCCGGCAGACTTCGTTCCCATCGAGACGCCTCCACAGCATCAAGTGCAGATCGACGCCGCCATCGCCGAGCTTCGCCGGCAACTACGAGGTGAGTGATGGCTACAGCAGTCGGCCTCAACATGAAGATCACCGCCGACACGGCGGGCATTGGTCGCGGCATGAACCGCACCGAGAAGGCACTGGCTGGGCTGAAGCGGTCAACCGACCAAGCGGCAAGTGCCCTGCGTGGGCTTGTTGCCATTGAGGTTGGCAAGGTGCTCGCCAGCGGCTTTCAAAGAGCTGCCGACGCAGCCATCGGTATGGCAAACCGACTGCGAGCCACCATCGACGAGACAGCCAAACTCGCTCAGCGGACGGGCATTGCCGTCGAGGCGTTGCAGGGGTTTCAGATTGCGGCCGGTCTTTCCGGCGTGAACAACTTCACGGAAGCCATCTCAAAGCTGAGCGTGAAGATTGCCCAAGCTGGCCAGGGCAACAAGGACGTTCAGCAGACGCTCGAGCGTCTCAACTTGTCGTTCGAGCAGCTTGAGGCCATGTCGCCGGAGGACAGGTTTCAAGCCGTCGCGGCAGCCATACAAGGATTGCCAAACGAGATGGAGCGGGCGGCCGCTGCGGTCAAGCTCTTCGAGGAAGGCGGCATCCAACTGCTGCCGCTGTTCGCACAGAACCTAGACGAAATCCAAGCGAAGGCAGAGCGTCTTGGCATCGTGCTCTCTGGCGACCAAACCGCAGCCATCGAGGAGATGAACGATGCCTTGTCGTGGGTCAGCAAGACCTTTGACGGCATCA